ATGACGCAAGGAATGGCACTAGCGAGAACAAAATCCCAAGGTAAACAGCCACCAGAACAGCCACCGCTACAACCTGTCGATTCTTCAGACAAGGAAAAGAGGAAGGCCGCGAAACCCGTTCGCGGCGTATTCGAGCATCCACCGAAGAGCGGAATTTGGTGGATCAATTTCTATGTGGAAGGCAAGCGCAGACGGGAGAAGGTTGGATCGAAAAGGGCTGCAAGCGACCTCTATAAGAAGAGGAAGAACGATGCCCGAATTGGAATCAAGCTACCGGACACGCTGAGAGTGACGCGGCCAGTCCTGTTTGAGGATCTTGCGAAGGATGCGATGGTCTACTCTGCTGCCCATAAGAAAAGCCACCGAGGTGATCTCTCGAACCTCAAAAGCCTGCTGCCAGTTTTCGGGAAGGAGAAGGCGGACGCAATCACGCCTCAGGCCATCGCGGTCTATTTCGCAACCCGGACCGATTTGAAGCCCGCGAGCATAAACCGCTATCGCTCCACCCTTTCGATGATTTTTGCAGAAGGTATTCGCAATGGTCGGGTCAAAAACAACCCTGCCCGTCTTGTTCGGCTTAGGAAAGAGAATAACGCTCGTATCCGTTTCCTCAGTTACCAAGAAGAGGCAATCATACGAAAAATCATCATGAGACGATGCCAAGTTCACGAGTCTGCCTTCACTGTGGCCCTTGAAACAGGCATGCGTCTCAGTGAGCAACACACGGTGGAATGGCCAGACGTTGACTTTGATCTAAAGCAAATTCAACTCGTGGAAACAAAAAATGGTTCTAGCAGGGTAGTGGTCCTGAATGAGGAAGCCATTGCTGCGCTCAAGCTCTGCTTGGCAGGACGCAATGTAGAAAGTCCGAGTCCCAGAGTGTTCCTGACACGCTACAAGCAACCTCTGCAAAACCCTAAGGCTTGGTTTCGACTGGTCATGAAAGAGGCGGTCGAGCAAAACCCAGAATTGGCGGACGTCACCTGGCACACCATGAGACACACTTTCATCTCTCGCCTGGTGATGGCGGGCGTCGATCTAAGAACCGTCCAAGAGCTTGCCGGCCACAAAGACATCAGCATGACAATGAGGTATGCCCATTTGAGTCCAGACCATAAGATAGACGCTGTAGCAAAACTGACAGAGTATCGGAAATTACAGAAAGCGAAAGCTGAAGCAAAGGATGGCACTGACGCGAAAAAGAGTTGACCTTCCACGCCTCTTGCTTTACATTGAATAAATCCCACCCACAAGAAAGCGACAACAACCCAGAGCAGGGAACACCTGTTCCATAACCGATCCGCTAACACCATTGCACTACCGCAGCAGAAACGGAACGATCCGTGACGCCACAGTGATGTTGAACATACGCTCCTGATGTGCGAACTATTCGTTGCCGGTACCACCTCAAGAGCACTAGGTCACTGTGGAGACCAGAAAAATCCACCGTACGCCTGAGCGTTACACAGGCAGTCTCCCTGGAAGATCAGGTTGAGACCAAGCGTCAGCCGTCGCTCGAAACGGCCAACCCACTGAGCGCAACACCCGCCCCGTCCTACGCAGTCGCGTCTTGACTGTCCACCTCAGCCATACAACATCACAACCACCGGCAGACGTGTGTCTGACGGTGGTTGCACCCCAAGGAAAACAATGCCCGAAGTGTCACTATTCTCAGAATCCACGAACAACATCCGCCCCATGCCCCAAAAGCTTTTGTATGATCGTCGGTCCGCGTCTTACGTCCTCAGTATCTCCACCCGTGCCCTCGACTATTTGATCGCGAACAAGCAACTCGCCCCCCTGCGCCTCGGAAAAAAGATCATGCTCAGTCATCAGGAACTGACCAAGTTCTGCCGCTCCAATCACCTGTCACTGACGGCCAACCCAGTCACTGACTCAGGTCTGTAGACGGGCAATCCGCACCACTCCAGACTCTCCCAAGTAGCCCCGCGAGATAGCACCCTCATTTGTGGGAACGGGAAGCTGCGTCCCAAACTCGCCTTCCCAAGGCGCTAACGAAAGACACTCACTTAAGGAATTGAATGAAATTGAAATTAAATAACATCTACAACCGGGAATCCCCGTTCCCAAGATCACAGGAGCAAAGCTAGTGGGCACTGTTGTCCTTGAAGCTCCTGCTCCTCTAATCCCACCGACCATGTCCAGTCCTGAACCCTATGGACCTTGGGCAGATCTTGAGTATGCCCGCGTCAATGGAGAGGCTCCGTTTGTTCTTCGCTGCGCTGAAACCGGCCAAATCTATGACCGCATCCTCGGCATGACCTTCGTCTCGTCTGAAGACTATGCCCGCGTGCAAGGTCATCAACAATACATTCCTGAACCGCCAGCGAAGAAGGCCGATATGAAGGTTTGGGCTGGCCTTCGCAAGGCGGGCGACCATTGGAGGGCACCCAAGGTCACGCAGGCGATGGTTAACTTTGCGCATAAATCATTCTGGGCAGGAACCCTCGACCTGGGGGATTATTCGGATCTTCTGGTCTCGTTCCTAAAGCAGTTCCATGCTGAAGATGAGGTGTTCGATTATTTGAATGCGCAACGTCCAGACGATAGAGAGTTCTGCACGGCACCGCTGTTTGCTCCTCTGCTCAAACAGCGGTGCCGTGAGTTCATCTCAGATGCCTCTGTCCTGCCTAAGCAAGACACCGTGCTGGACGCGGGCACAGAGGCCGCAACCTCACTCTCCCTTGAAGGCTACGAGGCCCGCAAACAGGCGGCAAACAAAGAAACCGTGACGCGGGCGTACAGCGAGTTCAAAGACGCTGTCCCTGAGGTCAAGGGAGTGGCAGCAGAAAACCTCTACACCACGATTTTGAGGTTTGCAAAGCAAAAGCTCACTGCCCATCTCTACAACAAGGATGAGGGCTCAGCGACGGCAGACGATCATGCACAGACAGTGACGGTGTATGTCTGGCAACATCTGCACGAGTTCAAGGGAGGCTCTGATTCGTTTCATTCCTGGTTGGACCGCATCTGCTTCACAACAGGTTCTGCCGCCCAGAGCTCGGCCAACAAACAGCAAAGGAGCAGAGTGGAATTGCTGGTCCCTAGCGAAGATGGAAGCTTAGAGGACAACCCGGAACTGTACCCGGCTTCTCAGCCGCCGGTCTATCTTCGAGAGTTGCCCGATTCAATCGTTGGTGTAGATCTGAAAATCTGCTGGTACATCCGCGAAGGTATGACCTACCGGAAGATCGCAGAGACGCTTGGCATGACTGAGGCTGCCATAAAGCAGCGAGTTGCAGCGATGCGGGCGAAAAACGTCCCAAGTACGGAGGCCCGTGACTAGGTTGAAATCTTCGACTCATGAAGCGTTCTGCTCTGTCGTCTCCGCATATCAGGAGAGCCGATTCTCCTCCGGGGATCTCGCTGCCACCGATTACGGTCGACGTGCGGCAAGCGGGCGAGCAACCCACACGGGTTCCAGTCAAACCGTCACACCCTCTACCTCGGACCTTGTATGTGATGTGGAGATCAGTGCCTTTCGATGTCTCTCAGAAGGGGAGCTTGCCTATTGGGAGACTTACTATAGGCCAGCTTCTTTGCTGGGCGTCCATTATGGGGAGGAAGGTTGCGGTTTCACTGAGCATCTCAAAGCGTGGTCGATACATTTGCGCTCCGCAGTGAAGGTTGTTGACTCGCGCATACGCGAAAAGCTTGGAGGAAGGTTTCTCGACGCTGGTATAGCACCACTAGCCCTGTACCGGGCGGCTGTCGACCGGCGAGGTCCCAAGCCCGGTCGAGGTCAATGGTCTCACCTCTACGGAAACTAGTACGGGGACTCAAGGATGCGGGAGGGGCAGGACGAGTTTTCACTGCATACTGTGCAGTGAAGATCATCAAAAAGGCGAAATAACGTCCTGCCCCAAACTTTCTTTCAACTATTTTCTAGGTCTCCATACTTTCACCCCGTCTTTTTTGACCTATACATATGAGGGGCAGAATAACGAAAATATTCTGCCCCCACGTTTGCCGAACAAATCACCGTTCGCTTGATCACAGAACTACAGCCCAGCGTCTACTCCTCCGAAACCCGTTGGAAAAGCTGGCAACCTGGAACGCTGTTGGTCTTGAAATTCCTGGCTTCTAAACTAGGTCCTGCCCCTCTAAGGGCAGATGAGTGAGTGTAGGCTCACGCCAGTTCTTCCGAGGAGACGGAGGCGCCACCCTCACCTTTGTTACTACCGGGGATCTCTTGGCGATATCGGGGCATAAAAACTAGGACTGCAGCAAACAGTCCGTTTATGGATAGAAGAGATCGGCGAGTAACCATATGGTAATAGCCATTTGATGCCTAGTTCCCCTAGGCACACCTAGGTAACTACTCGTTAACAATCTGCTCTTTCAGTCTATGAAACAACAATGAGTTTGAGTTTGTTAACAGGGTTGATCTCTTTTTTGTTTTTGACGGACGAAGGTCCGAAAATTTTGAAAAATGGGCAGGACGTTTTTTAGAACGCCTTACCATTCCAGCCCGGCCCACGCGACGCCGTCATCTGCATAGTGTGCAGTCGCATAATCCGCAAAATCTGACAACCAACCATGCACAGTGTGCAAACCCAATCAATCGAGGAATCCATGTCTCCCGTGTCTCCGAACGCACAAGGCGGTCCCTTCCTGCGTGACTATCTGAAACAAATCACTGATGCCTTTCCGGTCGGAGAAAGCAACAAGGGGGCAGACGACCTCAGGTTTGTGATTCGCACTCTCCTGCGAACCATCTATCCCCAGAAGGAAGATGCTGGTCTTCTGTCAAGAATCAAGAAGAGTCGCATCGCAGCCGCTCGTCTCCTGGTAACGCTCTTGGAGCAGGAAAAAGATGCGTTCGTGGGTTGGAAGTCTCTGACTCGCCCCCAGAACGAGCAGCAACGGTTAGCCACTGTTCTGCGTGCTGCCATCGGAACATTTGATCGAACGGCCTACGAAATGGAGAAGCATTGAGATGCCCAGTAGCTACAAAGTTGCACAGAAGATTCTGACGCGGGAGCAGTTCGCGAGATTGAGCCCACGGGCTACGAGGTTATACGCGGTGATCTGGAATCGCCTCCGCAAAGGAAGAGTCGATTCCTATCGTTGGTATGACGCGAACCTGGCCGTACGTGCCCAGATGCTGCAGGCGGATTTGCCGCGCACACGGGCAGAGCTAGTGGAGGCAGGATTGATTCACATACAGCCTGACGACGACGAAAATGATCACGCAGTTGTGCATGCGTCTGTCTACGCGCTTACTCCACTCGCTAACATCACGAGTCAAACTGTACTCATGAAGGCCCGGCAGCCTAAAGCTCTCCGAACGTTTCAAGACATTTATTCCCTCAAACGAAATTAGAATTGCTGCCAACAAGACATGCTTGTTGGTGGTGGTACTCACGCAGGGGTGCGTGAGTTCAGGTTGATCATCTCTGGAGTGAGGTTTACTCCTCACGTAAGATGACGACCAAGGGGGCGGTCTGCCCTTGAACAGGCCGCCTCTCTCCTTCAATATTCCAAGACGTCCGAAACTGAGATTACCCATGCGCGAGTGAGCATGGGGACCAGGGTAGATCTCCACTGCCCGCAATCGATAGAACTGGATGCGTTGAGCCTAACGCTCCGCGTCCGGATCTATCGACCTGAAGAGGCAGCGGGTCTTTCGAACCTAGAACTCTTTGGCCCTGCGACCGACGGCCAAGCAAAATTTTTATCCGCGCCTGATCCTTTTCGGACATGACGGTGCCTTCGCCCATGTTATCGGGCTGCTCCATCTACTTCTTCCATCAGTTTTTATGGGTTCTGTGTATTTAGACACCAAAAACCACTAAAAGGTTCCAAGAAATCGTATGCCAACCCCAAGAAAATCGCTTGCACAACTAGCCGCTTCGGGCACCTTAGCCCGACATTCGGGCCGGTATAAATCACGTTTGGCCGCAGTCCCGACAATCATTCACCCGCCTGGACGAGCTCCCGCCCACTTGAATCTCGACCAGAAGACAGTCTGGGCAGAGATCATTCGAACCGCTCCGCAAGGCGTGCTGATGAAGTCTGACCGAATCATCGTGGAGGTGCTGGTCCGTCTGTTGCTCAAGGTCCGGACTACGGACGGATCCACAGCAGAGTTTAATGCGATTGCCAACGTGCTCGGCAAGCTCGGGATGACTCCTGCCAGCCGGCTATCCATGAATGTTGAGCGAGCTCTAGAGCCACACGAAACCGCAGCCGAAGCCAAGGAGAATGCGCTCCTGGCAGAGTTAGACGCCCTCGATTAGAGCATCTTCAAAACTCGTCTCCAACCCACCGTCTCCACGAGGTGGGTTTTCTTTTGCCTTCTGGAAGGAAACACCATGATCCAAACACTCGGGCTATCACCGCCCGAAAAACGAAACATCAGTTCACCCGTCTTGAACCCAGGCTTCTGGGAAGTCTTTGGCGGCGGCAACGGTTCAGACGCGGGAGAATTAGTCTCCGACTCGACTGCCATGCAGATAAGTACGGTCTACGCATGCGTGAAGATCCTCTCGGAGTCCGTGGCAAGTTTGCCTTTGAAGCTCTACAGGATCGCACCGCAGGGCAAGGTGCAGGACACAGCGAACCCATTGCACTACCTCCTGAGTGTCGCTCCGAATGACGAGCAGACCAGCTTTGGCCTGATAGAGACTCTGGTAGCACACCTCACGTTGAGCGGAAATGCTTATGCACAGATAGAACGGTCTGGAGATGGCACCCCTATTGCTCTTTGGAACCTGCAGCCGCGTCTCACAGAGCCCTACAGGCTGCCCAGCGGCTTACTCGCATACAAGACCGCTGACGGCGAGAGTCTCGGTAAGTCTCGAATCATCGCAGCCAAAGACATAATCCATGTTGCTCTCACTGCCTGGGATGGTGTTACTGGCCTCTCTCCGATCATGCAGGCTAAGCGCTCGCTGGGGCTCAACATAGCGGCGGAGAAGTATGGTTCTCAGTTCTTCACTAACAGCGCGACACCTTCGGGCATTCTGACGACGCAGAAGACTGTTAAGCCCGAAGACAAGACCAAGATGAGGCAGGCGTGGGAAGAGTCTCAGTCGGGCCGCAATAAACACCGTGTGGCGGTCCTCGATCAGGAGCTCAAGTTTCAGCAGATCTCGGTAACTAATGCAGAGGCTCAATTCTTAGAGCTACGTCAATTCTCACGTTCAGAGATTGCCGCGCTATTTCGGATTCCGCCCCATATGGTGGGCGACCTCTCGAAGCTGACTAACGCGAATTCAGAGCAGCTAAATTTGCAATTTGTCTCCGAAGTTTTGCGGCCTTTGGTGGGTCGTATCGAGGCAGAGTTGACCAAAAAGCTCCTGCCTCGTGAACCTGGCAAGGTCAGCGACCTTCAGCTTGCGTTCGACCTCACGGAGAGAACTCGTGGTGACACTGCAGCCCAGACCGCAGCGGCAACGGCGGGCCGTGTAGGTGGATGGCTGTCTGCGAATGATGTTCGCCGTTCTCTGGGCCTCAACGAAGCTGGCCCTGAGTTGGACGTTTATCTCTACCAAATCAATACAGCGAACGCAGAGCGTCTCCTAGACGCTCCCGCACCGCAGAAAGAACCGGTACCGCAATGAAAACAAAAACAGAATTACGGTACCAAGTAGCAAGGGAGCTCAGAGTCCAAACAAGCTCAGACGGCTCCCGTACCATCAGTGGCGCCATTTTCTACAACGTGCCTTCCGACGACTTAGGCGGGTTCAAAGAGATCCTGGCCCCCGGAGTGTTCTCTGATTCGGTAAACGGAGACGTGCTCTGCCTCCGCGATCATGACCAGAGCATTTTGCTGGGCAGAACGAAGGCAAAGACACTCACTCTCACAGATGCCGCTGACGCACTCAGGTTTGTCTGTAAGTTGCCGGACACTACACAGGCAAACGATCTCGCAGAGTCCATTGCTCGCAAGGACCTGGACTCCAACAGCTTTGGGTTCAGGACCCTTAAAGATGACTGGGGCACTGATAGCGAAGGCAACGTGATTCGCACGCTTCTGAAGGTGCAGCTATTCGAAATCAGTCCATGTTCGTTCCCAGCCTATCCCTCCTCCACTGTCTCTATTCGTTCCTGCCCCGCTGCCCTTAGAGGCAAGCTCAATAAACGAGCGAAGCGGAGCAACTCAGACGGCTGCGAATGCGACTGCTCAAGCTGCCTCGATGACGACTGTGAGAACTGCACGGATGACTCCTGCGATGACGAAGCGTGTGCAGAGAATGGCTGTCCCAATCAGGATGACGAAGACCGTTCAGTCAGCAAGTCCGACATCCGCAAGATGCACATGCGCCTTGAACTAGCTCGGCGCAAGTAGCCCCCTTACACAACCTAACGGTTCACCCGCACTTGATGCGCGTACGACAAAGGAATTTTCATGCTCAGAATTAAGGAACTACAGGAACAGCGCAACAAACTTATCACCGATGCGACGGCCATCATTCAGGCCCCGAACGTGACCACGGAGCAACGTGCTCAGTTCGACAAGATGATGGAGGACAGCGATGTCCTGAACGGAGACATCGAACGGCTCAAGTCTGTAGAGGCATTCCAAGCAGAACGACGTTCGAGCGTTCCACGTGGCAAACCTGGCGTTTCGCTCGACAACGCAGAGAACGCAGAACTCGAAAAGCGGGCGCTCCGTGAGTTCATGGTGTCCGGCAAGATGCCCGAGACTCGTGACCTCGGTGTGGGTCCGGTTGCTGGAAGCATCACCGGTGGCGCGGCTCTGGTCGCACCGGCTTTCTATCCGATCCTGACGCAGGCCCAGAAGTCTTATGGTGGCATCGTCAACATCGTGAACCAGCGCACGACGGACACCGGTGCCAGCATGTCCATTGCCTCCGTCAACGATACGACGAACGGCCTTCTCACCTGGGCAGAAGATACGGCTGCAGTCGAAGTTGATCCTGCCACTGCGTCCGCCACCAGTACGACGCAGAAGTATCATACCGGTGCGATTTTGGTCACTCTCGAAGAAATTCAGGATTCCGCATGGGATCTGGATGCCTTCATCAGTGATGTATTGGGACAGCGTCTCTATCGCGGTCTTGCTAAGTACATCTCTCAAGGCAGCTCTGATGGCGCATTCGTGAGCTATCTCGCTGGCGCTGTGAGCGGTGCGACGAGCAGCGTTGGTACATCAATTGGATACAACGATCTGGTCCAGCTATGGGGTTCTGTTGATCCTGCTTATGCGGATCAGGATGCAGCTTGGGTCATGAACGCTGGAACCCGTGCGAAGCTCATGTCTGTTGTCGATACCACCGGTCGCCCCTTGTTTGTTCCCGCGCCGGTCTCGGACGGTGCATTTGGAACTCTGTTGGGATACAAGGTTGTTCTTGATCCCTATGCTGCCGACATCGCTTTGGGATCAAAGAGCCTAGCTTTCGGCTCTTTCAAGGCGGGCTACACGCTCCGCAACGTGGGACAGTTTGAGATTGCTCGCGATCCCTACACCTACCTGTTCAGCAAGGGTGCAATCGGATTCATCGGTTGGGGCCGTGGTGGTTCCTTCGCCACGAACGCAGGCACCAACCCCATCAAATACCTCACCCAGAAGGCAAGCTAA